GGTACTGAGAACTGGAAGGATGGTGACGAGATTGATGTTTGTCTAGGTGGCACGTTTGCCAACGACAAATTCATATCTCTGATCAATCGTTCCAAGGAGAAGTGATCGATTTTATGGTCGAACTTTTCCCCACGCACTTACACGTGTTCGTTCACGATGATCCTATTATTGACGAGGAGATCGATGGAATTCCTGATGATCCAGACATCCTATCTCACCTGAGTGTAGGTGCCAAGGAAGAAATTCTCTATGGGTCACATACAGGGATGAACGATCTCCAGTTGTTTCAGAAATATAATTTGCCACGGTTGAGAGCGTTCTGTGAAAAGTCATTAGCGAGTATTGATCCTATAGTCACGATAGCGCAGTCCTGGTTGAATAGGGGACCGAAGGACAGTTTCCAAATTGCACACACCCACGCTGGTTTCTCAGTGTCTGGTGTATACTATCATCAGGACTGTGTTCCTGATATGGGTGGGATCGTATTCATCAATCCCAATCCTTATTCTAAGATGTGTCTCTGGGGTACAGAGGAAGGTCGTCACTTCCCTGCTACACCAAGGACTTTGATACTATTCCCATCTTGGTTAGAGCATAAAACTGAAAAGAACCTTATAGATACTCCTAGAGTATCAGTAGCCTTCAATGCAAAATGACCACTCCAAACTGGCAACACAATTCGGGGAAGCCACCGAAACGAAAACTTAAACCACAGGCATTGCGTTCTGCTAGAGAGCGACGCAGACAGTTGATAAAGCGTCTACTCAACCCCTCCAAGCGAGGGGTTTCGTATTATTATATGTACATACACGAGGAAATGAATGACCGTCAACAGAGAAGTCAAAGGAACCCTAGCAAAACTACTTGCTACTGAGGATCTAATAGTTGAGCATCGCAAGTGCGAGACTGCTCAGTTCGATGTAGAGCGTAGGGTACTTACTCTTCCCATCTGGGATAAGGCATCTGAGAACGTATATGATATGCTCGTATCACACGAAGTAGGACACGCTCTATACACTCCAAGAGAGTGGGAGTATGGTAAGGTTCCTCAGTCATTCCTTAACGTTATAGAGGATGCACGTATAGAGAAGTTGATGAAGCGTAGATACCAAGGTCTTCCTAAGACATTCTTCGCAGGTTATAAGGAGTTAGATGGAGAGGATTTCTTTGATGTACAAGATAATATTAATAAGTTTTCTTTGATTGATAAGATCAACCTACAGTATAAGGTTGGTAACTTTCGTTTCATCCCATTCACTGATGAGGAGCAGGAGTATGTAGAGAAGGTTGGTCAATGTGAGACCTTCGAAGAAGTTGAAGCACTTGCTGTTGAGATCTATGATTATATGAAAGAGCAGTATGAGCAAGACAAAGAAGAGTCTGAAGGAGAAGGTGACACTTCTTTTGAGTTACCACAACCACAAGGTCAATCAAATCCTGATCTAGGTGATGATTCACAAGATGCAGAATCAGATATTCCACCAATTGATGCTGATACTGACGATGGTACTGAGGCAGAGGGTAGTGATGTAACAGAGGATACTAGTGAGTCATTCAAAGATGCTGGAGAAGAATCAGGTGATCCATTCCAAGCATTGACTGATAAAGCATTCACAGAGAAGGTTAAGGAATATGCAGAGACTGGTGGTTATGAGGTTGAGTATATTGAGATACCTAAAGTTGATACTAAGAAGTTAGTTATCTCTTGGAAAGAGATCCTTAAAGTATCTGAAGAAAGATACACTCTTGATACTCCTACAAATGAACACGAACAGCATAGATACAATTACGAACAGGGTGATATACTTAGATCTGAAGAAGAGTTTAGAGAGTTCTTTAAGCAATCACAAAAGGAGGTCAACTACCTTGTCAAAGAATTTGAGTGCAGGAAATCAGCTTCGGCGTATGCTCGTGCTACTACTAGTCGCACTGGGGTTCTCGATACAACGAAGCTTCATACTTACAGATACAACGAGGATCTTTTTAAGAAGGTAACAGTCATCCCTGATGGTAAGAACCACGGTATGATCTTCTTACTTGACTGGTCAGGTTCAATGAGCAATTGCTTAATGGATACAGTGAAGCAGGTTCTTCAACTAACTTGGTTCTGTCAGAAGGTTCAGATCCCTTTCAGGGTCTACGCTTTCACCAATAGTGCTTATGGTTTCTCTAATTACTACGAGCCATCCACAGATAAGTTCGATGAGAAAGCGGGATGTATCTCTTTCAATAAGGGATTTGGTCTCCTAGAAATGCTCTCATCTGATGCAAGTAAGAAGGAACAGGATCGTCTTGCATTATCACTCTGGAGAAATGCTGGTACTAATAGCTATCTACCTAAGATGTATGCACGTGTATACAATATGGGATGCCCACCAATACTATCTCTATCTGGGACACCATTGATTGAAGCAGTTGCTTCTATGCAGTCAGTGATCCCAACTTTCCAAAAGGAGACTGGTGCTGAGAAGATCTCTCTAACTATTCTCTCTGATGGTGAGTCTGCACCACCTCAATATGCTTGTCGTCGGGATCATCTGTATGCTAAGTATTCAGATCTAATAGGTGAAGAGAAGTTATGGATCAATTCTTTCAATGGTCGTTGCCAGTTACGTGATCGTAAGACTGGAAGAACATATTCAAGACAAGATAATCCAACTCAACAGTTGAATGTATTCCTTCAGCACCTTAAGGATTCATTACCACAAGTTAGTGTATTAGGATTCAGACTAGTAACACCACGTGATGTCAAGCAGTATTTCAGACTGATCTCCTTTATGGGATTCTATAAGGGTTACTATGAGGATGCAGTTAGGAAGTTTAGAAAGCAGAAGTTCTATGAGTGTACTGATTCACCTTATGACAAGTTGTATGTGATGCCATCATTATCACAATCTGATGAAACATCATTAGATGATCTTAAAGAGGATGCAACTAAGGGACAGATCGGTTCAGCATTCAAGAAGATGTTCAAGAACAAAGCGAACAACAAAAAGATGCTCACATCATTCGCTGAGACAGTTGGATAAGTGAACACTAGGGGGTACATCACCCCCTTTTTTATATTATACTTGATTCATACAAGACAAGCACTATGACCTTTCCAACAAAACTTTCCCACGATGACTTACAAGCATTCCTTAAAGGTAAGTCTGAAATTACAAGCGCAGAATTAAGAGATGCAGCACAAGGATTTGGTATTAGGTATCAAAGTCTGGTTAATAGAATCAAGAGACTAGGAGCAAGACCATCAGGTAAAGGTACTTGGTCTTTGACTGTTGAAGAAGCACGTGAAGTATTTGAGAAGCAAGTAACAAATCCTAAAGCATCTTTGGTTCCTGCTAGGGATGATGCTTATGTTCCGTTTGGAAACTTTAACTCTATTAAGAAGATTATCAAGTCAAAGGTTTTCTACCCAACGTATATTCAGGGTCTCTCAGGCAACGGTAAGACATTTGGTGTAGAGCAAGCTGCTAGTTCTCTAAATAGAGAGTTGATTAGAGTTAACATTACAATTGAAACCGACGAGGATGACCTTATTGGTGGGTTCCGTCTTAGTGACGGCAGCACTGTATGGCATAATGGACCAGTTATCGAAGCACTGGAAAGGGGAGCTATCCTTCTTCTAGATGAGATTGATCTCGCTTCTAACAAGATCCTATGCTTACAGTCTGTACTAGAAGGTAAGGGTGTCTTCCTTAAAAAGATCGGTAAGTATGTGAAACCAGCACCTGGCTTCAATGTGATTGCCACTGCAAACACAAAGGGTAAGGGTTCAGACGATGGACGATTCATAGGTACCAATGTACTTAATGAAGCGTTCCTTGAGAGATTTGCGATCACCTTGGAGCAAGAATATCCAACACCAGTGACAGAAGTTAAGATTCTGAACAAGCAATGTGCTGATTCAGACTTCTGTTCACGTCTTGCTGACTGGGCACAGATCATTCGTAAGACCTTCGCAGACGGAGGTATCGATGAATTAATCTCAACACGTCGTTTAGTACACATTGTCAAGGCATACTCTATCTTTGGTTCAAAGGAAGATGCTATCCAGTTCTCCATCAATCGTTTCGATGATGAGACTAAGCAAGCGTTCTTAGAACTATATGATAAGATCGATGCTGACTTCAATAAGGATGACTTGACTGATCAACCAAACTGATGTACACTTAATTCAAATGGATCTTCCAGTAGACGACAAAGAGTTATCGACAGTAATCGCCGCCCTTAAACTGGGTGGCGATACTGCGTTACACAACAAACTAGTTCTTGTAAGAGAACTCAGAGATCTGGGTTTACCTTATAAGAAGGTCCTAAGAGAACAGTATGGTTATGAACTATGAGGAAGTACAGCGAGGATGAGATCCTCAAAGAGATCGAAGACTACATCGGGCAAACTTACAGGGGTCACTACTCTGTAGGTAATGTACAAACCCTCGATCTCATTGATTCTGTTGGTGACGCTGAAGCATTCTGTAGGAGTAATGTCCTTAAGTATGCTTCACGCTATGACAGAAAAGGGAATGCCCGAAAAGATATCATAAAGATCATTCATTATGGTATGCTATTGCTACACTTCAATGATAAGCGTGAAGCAGCAGAGAAACGTAATGCTGCAACTCCTACTGCTTTCGCAGTAGATTATGATAAATGATCACCCTCACTCCACATTATGTCCCTTGTCAAACTCAGTAAAAAGACTCAAAACCTCCTTAAGAACTTTGCCACGATCAACAAGTCGATTGTTATTGATCCTGGCAACAGCATCAGGACATTATCTGTCAACAAGAACATCTTTGCTTCTGCTCTTGTCAGCGAAAACTTCCCTCAAGAGATTGCCATTTATGACCTCGGTAATTTCTTATCTACTCTCTCACTCTTTGAGAGTCCAGTCTTCGATTTCTCAGACAAGACGAAACTTATCACAACAGACGAAACCTCTAACTCAAGAGGAACGTTCTACTATTCTGACCCTTCTGTAATACAGCAGGTACCTGACAAGGGTATCCAAATGCCAGAGGTGGATGTAGAATTTAGTTTAAAGACTGATACGTTACAGGATCTTATTAGAGCAGCAAGTGTTTATCAGGTTCCTGACCTATGCTTGTATAACAAGGGTGATGAGATTAGGTTACAGGTATGTGATAAGAAGAACGAAACATCAAATACATATTCAGTTCCAGTTGGTAAGCACAATGGTAGTACTGACTTCTGTTACTGCTTTAAGGTAGAGAATCTTAAGATTCTACCAGGTGATTATGCAGTTAGTGTTGCTAAGAATAAGGTGAGTCACTTTGTATCAGCAGCAAACAATGTAGAGTACTACATTGC